TCTGGGGTAATGGAATGGAATTGGCTGTATCTGATTCAGACGGTTCTGATTTCACTAAGGCTCTAACTTCAGTAAGAGCGATTACGACTCTTGACGTTGCTGTTAGACAGGCTTCCGCCTTCTCTGCAATTCTTGACGTTACAACTTAAGGATCTGGAGGGGTCGGCAACGGCCCCTTTCTTTTTTATGAAAGTATTTTTAACACGCAATACCGCCGTTAATGGTCAGCACTTAGGGGCTGGTGAAGTGCATGAAGTAACCGATGCTGATGGAACTTTTTTAATTAGGCAGGGTAAAGCTACTGAGGCTATAGAGGCTCCGGCTTGTCCACCTATAAAACCAAAGATTAAAAAACTTCGAGTTGTGGAAGATAATGGCGATTAGTGACGATCTTGACGGGTTCTTCTCTGATTTCGCTGTTGATGTATCTAGCGGTGGAACAAGTGGGAAAGGTGTATTAGATGAACCTAGCTCTTTAATTGCTGGTGATCAGATCTTATACACAGATTACCTTTTGCATTGTCGTAATTCAGAGTTCGGTACTTTAAAAAATGGGGATACTGTCACGATTAAGAACGCAGCGGGTAAAGATATTGATTACACAGTTAGACAAAATGAAGCGGGCTTGGACGGATTGACCCGCGAGATCTCTTTACAAAAAACATAAATGGCAACTAAAAGAGAAACAATTCTGGCAAGGATTTTAACTGTTGTAACTCCTACAACGGGGGTTTCTAATCGGGTTTATAGAGACAGAGTTGTTGCCTTTACCAGGGAAGAGTCGCCTGGAATTTTGATTGAAGCAGTAAGTGATAACCCAACTCAAGCAACATCATTACCGACTTTAGATTGGTCTATGACGGTTAGATGTTCCGTCATTATTAGGTCTTCTACTCCCATAACAAGTTCTGATCCAGTAATTGAAAATATGCACTCACGTTTGATGGCCGATTTAACTTTAAATGGTAATGCTATTGATATTGAACCAAGCAATGTCTCTTGGGAAGTCTTCGACGCAGATCAGCCAGGCGCAGTTATTAGTTGTGATTATTTAGTTCGATATAGAACACAGACAACAGATTTAAGCCAATAATGCGCTGACGCCGCAATAACGTTTAATATGTAAGCATAGTGTCCCGATCAATTAGCAATGGCGATCAGTTTTAGGAAACGTAGTCTTCTCTATAAAATCGAGAGCAGCTATGCAGGTTCCACTACTCCAACAGGTTCAGCTAACTATCTAAGAGTTAGAGATTTATCAATTGAACCTATTGTTAGTGATGAAGTTGAGAGAGCTTATATCACCCCTTATTTTGGAAACTATGATGTTGAGCTAGTAAATAAAAGGGCTACTTTATCTTTTTCTGTTGAGCTTTCCGGTTCAGGTACAGCAGGAACAGCGCCTAAATTTGGTGATCTTCTTAAAGCGTGTTCAATGACAGAAGCAGTATCTTCAGGTGCTTCCGTTACTTATACGCCAAACAGTACAGCAACAAGTTCTGTTTGTTTCTACGTGAACTATGGGGGCGTTAGACATATTGTAAAAGGCGCAAGAGGAAGTTTTGCTTTAGAGTTTTCTGTTGGTGAAATCCCTGTTATAAACTTCTCATTTACTGGTTTATTCTCAGCTCCGGCGGATGCCTCATTACCTACGATTACGGAATCCAACCAGGCGACTCCTTTGGCCTTTACTTCTGGTAACACTTCGGCTTTCCAGTTGTTTAGTTATGCCGGTGCGCTTCAATCATGGTCGTTAGATATGGCCAATGAGGTAAATTACAGAAACTTAGTTGGCGGCACTGAATCAGTGGAAATCACTGATCGCAAACCTTCGGGTAGTGCAACCGTAGAGGCGGTTGCTCTTGGCACTCATAACTTCTTTACTGATAGCACTGGATCAACGACAGGGAACAACACCTTTTTACACGGTTCTGTAGCTGGTAATAAATGCACCATTTCCGCGCCCCAAACTGACTTAGGTGCTATCAGTTACGAAGAGTCTGCAATGATTACAATGTTAAATCTACCGTTTAGGGCTGTGCCTACTGCGACAGGCAATAACGAGATTTCAATTGCTTTTACTTAAAACCTAAGCTCGGCTTTACTTTATAGAGGTTAAGACTATAATACGTCTAAATATTGGATTACAATGGGTTTCACAATTGATCAAAGCGATAGTTATAAATGGCCTATAAAAATAGCTATTCCGCAGGATGGTGGAAGAATGGAGCCGTCAACTTTTGATGGTGAATTTAAAAGGGTGACTCAATCACGTATTAGGGAAATGGGTGAAATGATAGATAAGGGGGAATTATCAGATTATGAATTAGTAGCAGAAGTTCTAATTGGCTGGAACGGTATAACTGACAGTAATGGTGAAGAAATTAAATTCAGCCAAACGAATTTACAAAAGCTTGTCGATGTACCAATGGCTGCAACTTCAATCGCTGAGGCTTTCTTTAATTCTATTGCGGGAGCAAAAAGAAAAAACTAATAGAGGCGGCTGAGAAATGGGCCGCCGGTGGAATCGTCGATAAGACAGAGGAAGATGATTCTGTTTTAGGAGTCTCTTTTGAAAAAGAGGACGAAGCGGATTTTGGAATTTGGGAATGTAATTGGCCAGCTTTCGATCTTTTTCTACGTTGTCAGACTCAATGGCGTGTATCAATGAGTGGGATAACAGGCTTAAACTATCCATCTGTTCAGTTTTTGCTTAATATGTATGCGTATGATGATCCTGTTTCTGTGTTCGAAGATCTACAGATTTTAGAGTTAGCGGCGATGTCTGTTTTCAATAAAGACGCGGAGAAAAAATAATGGCTATTAATTGGGATGCTTTATTAAATATTCGTGCAAATGTTCAGGGGCGTCAAGAACTGAAACGCCTCTCTAAAGATCTTGAAGGTTTACAGGGAACATATAGAGGATTAGGTCGAACGATACGGACTTTAGCTGGTACATATTTTTCTTTAAGAGTGGCGCAATCTGCTTTCCGCGCAGGAATTGCACGGATCGAATCAGAACGTCGGCTTGATTTTCTATCGAGAGGTTATGACAGCCTTGCGAAGGTTCAAGAGGCGGCGGCTGAATCAGCAGAAAGATTTGGATTAAGTCAGACGCAAGCCAACACACAATTTGCTCAAATTTACGGACGCTTACGACCACTTGGGTTAAAGCTAGAAGAAATCAAAGTTGTCTTCGATGGCTTTAATACTGCGGCAAAATTAAGCGGCACTACCGCATCAGAAGCAAGCGCGGCTTTCTTGCAGTTGAGTCAGGGTTTAGGTACAGGTGTCTTAAGAGGTGAGGAATTAAATTCTGTATGGGAACAAACTCCGGCGATTGTTGTCGCAATTGCTGACGAAATGGGTGTCGCTGTTTCAAGGATACGCGAGTTAGCTAAACAAGGATTGATCACTAATAAAGTAATTATTCCGGCTCTTAGAAGTATTGCTACGGAAGGCGCTGGAACTTTAGATGAAGCTTTAGCTGGACCGTCTCAAAATATTCAAGACTTTAGGAATCAGTTAGAAGACTTAGGCGTTTTTATCACTAGAGAATTATTGCCAAGCATTACGCAAGCTTTGAAAAATTTAACAAGTGCAATCAAAGCTTTTAGACCTCTCCTAAAGGGAATCATTGATGTACTGGGGAAGCGTGCTGCGTTAACGGGCGATTGGTTTAACAGACTGACTAACAGAGAAATGTCTGGTGCTGATCTTGCAAGGCTGCAAATTGAGGGGGGTAGATCTCCTATGAATGACGCGATGACAGGCGGCGGATTTTTGGGGATGCATTATAGGAAAGGCAAAGTTTTAAGAGGAAATCTTGCTGATTCAGGAGTTTCTCGATTATTTGAAGGGACCGGTCCTGAAGGTAGAGGGTTAGAAGGAATTTTAGAAAGAGCTGACGCCGAATTAATTAGAAGATCAGATGCGTTTTTTAAAGAAAATAAGAGGAGGATGGGTAAGTTTCAATTAGCTCGTTTAGATGAACAAATTGTTTTAAAACTGATGCAAGATCAGTTGAAACTGATGGATGACGCGGCGAAAGCGTCTGAAGGTTTAGACAAGGCTCAAAATGGCGCGGCTGAAAGCGTTAAGAAATTAGCAGAGGCGGTTAGGTGGCAAGACCACGCATGGGCGAAGGCTGCAAAAGGTGGCTTAGTTGAATATCAGAAAGGGTTGGAAAATATTGCTGCTACTATTTCGAAGTCTGTGGTGACGATATTCAAAAAGCTAGAAGATACATTGACAGAATTTGTCGTAACTGGAACTTTGAATTTTAAAAATTTCTCTCAGATGATTATTAGAGAAATGGCAAGGATAGCAATACAGCAAACAATAATGAAACCTCTAACTGGTTGGTTTACGAAATTACTTAGCGCCAAAGGGAATGTGTTTCT